CAAAAGTTGTATGGTTATATATCATTTATTGACCTGACTTTGTTTAAGGAGTATTGTTATGTATATAGTGAGTTGGAATGGTTAAAAGAAAACACAAAAGGAAGGTTTTATATTGATGACAAGGGTGCAAAAAAAATTGATCCATTGTACATGGAACTGAATAAATTAAGAAAGGACTTTTTAAGATTGTCACAAGAGTTTGGTTTTAGTCCAAGTGCAAGAACAAGAATCCAATTGCAACAAAAACCTGAAGAAGATAAAGACATATATTCTGATGGCATATAAAACAAACTTCAAAAATATCGATTTAGACAAATACTACTTTGATGAAAGGACTGCAAACATTGTAGTCCAATACATTGAAGAAAATGTGAAGCACGTAAAAGGTGACAAAGCTGGTGAGCCATTTATTTTGGAGCAATGGCAAAAGGATGATATTATAAAACCTTTATTTGGTTGGAAGCACAAAGAAACTGGACTTCGAAAATACACAAGTGCATACATTGAGATACCAAAGAAATCAGGCAAATCATTTTTGGCTGCATCAATTGCGTGTGTTTTTATTGACATAGAACGTGAAGGGGGTTCGGAAATTGTTGGTGTTGCTTGGGGGAGGAAACAAGCTGGACTTGTGTTTGATGCAACAAAGCAAGTAATACAAAAATCACCAAGATTAAAATCAAAATGCAACATTTATCGAAACTCAATTACTGCACCTGACCACATTGGTGGTTTAAAAACATATCAGATATTGTCAAAAGAGGCTGGTGGTGAAGATGGTATAAATCCACAACTGGCAATCATTGATGAGTTGCACGTTCACAAAAATAATGAAGTTCTTGAAATGGTTGAAAAATCACAAGGTGCAAGGAAGCAACCTTTGTCATTTATTATCACAACTGCTGGCTCTGATTTATATGGTATTGGATACCAAAGACACGAACAAGCAATTGACATTGCAAAAGGTTTGATTGAAGATGAATCACAACTGGTTTGCATTTATGGTGCGGACAAAGAAGATGATCCGTTTGATGAACGTACTTGGAAAAAAGCAAATCCAAACTACAACATATCAATTGGCAAACGTGCATATGAAAAGGAAGCAAACAAAGCAATGGTGAGTGCAGCAAGTTTGAACTCATTTAAAAGATACTATTTAAATGTTTGGACACAATCAAAGGATGGATGGATTAATGATGAGGTATGGACCAAATCACATTGGGATTTTGATGATGAGATGTTGCGTGATTATCCTTGTTATGGTGGACTTGATTTATCATCACGAAGTGACATCACTGCATTTTCATTGGTGTGGAAAATAGATGAAAAATATTATTCTAAAAATTGGTTTTGGTTGCCTGAAGATAAGGGAACACAATCGGCGGACAAGAATAATATCCAATACCGTGAATGGGTGCGTGATGATTTGATTGAAGAAACAAGCGGCAATGTGATTGATTATGATTTTATCATTCACAAAATGGGTGAGTTAAGGAAGGAATATGACATACGGACCATTGCATACGACAACTGGAATAGTCACCACATAGCACCAAAGTTGATGGATGAGGGTTTTGATTTGGTAGAGTTTAGGCAAGGTTTTAAAAGTATGACCGCACCAACAAAAGAAATGCAAGCAGCCATTGAAAGTAAGAAATTTAACCACTTCGGCAACCCCGTGTTGCGGTGGATGGCCGGGAATGCGGCGGTGAAATCAGATCCATCCGGCAACATCAAACTTGAAAAAGATATTAAAACACCAAATAAAAAAATTGATGGATTGATCACCAATATTATGGCTTATGGTTTATGGCTTGATGGAGGTGATTCGGGGGCAAGTTATTTGGAAGAAGGGAATTTATATATAATATGATAGAATTATACAAAGGCGACTGCTTAATAGAAAGCGATAAAATAGAAAGTGGTAGCGTTGATTTGATATTGACAGATTTACCTTATGGAACGGTTAAAGATATTAAAAACGTAAACCACGGAATGAGTGGTAAATGTGAATGGGATGAAGTAATTGATACAAACGAAATTTACAAAATAGCAAATAGAATATTAAGAAAGAATGGTAAAATGGTTTTGTTTGCTCAACAGCCATTTACAAATGAATTGATAAATAAACAGATTGCAAACATTCCTTTTTGTTATTCTATGATTTGGGAAAAAGACCATTTTGCAAATGCCCTGACTGCTAAAAAAGCACCTTTAAATTATTATGAAGATGTTTTGGTATTTAGTAAAAAATCTTGCTACGAAGCAAAGCATCCGTTAAAAGAAATATTCTTTAAAATATACGAAAACCACACAAAAGAAGATTGCTTAAATGCAATGCGTACAAGTGGTCGTTTTTCAAGTGAACAAAGCGTAAATTTTCACACTTCTATAAAGTTTGGATATGGTAACGGAATGGTATTTGAATTAATGGTTGAAGATTTATTTAACCACATAAAAAAGACTATTAATATACCTTACACATACCAAGAATTGAAAAAGGTAGATAATGAGTACAAAATAAAATACGGTAGCACCTTTAACCTATGGGAAGGCAAAAAATACAAAAGCAATATTCTAAAATATAAAAAAGATTACACAGGACACCATCCAACTCAAAAGCCTGTTTTATTATTAGAAGATTTAATTAAGACTTTTAGTAACGAAAATGATTTGGTTGTTGATTTAACAATGGGTTCTGGCAGTACTATGGTAGCTTGTCAAAACATTAACAGAAACGGAATAGGAATTGAAATGGATGACAATTACTTTAACATAGCAAGCAATAGGATAAAACAATTGGAATATAAACTATTTTAAATATGAAAATTCCAAAAAAAATATATGATGTCCTAAACAATAAAAGAAACTTTGATTTCATATTTCTTGAGATGTTAAAACATCACACAAGTGAAGATGCCTATGATGCTGCACTTGATTTGGTTCGTAAATATGCACCACATTTTAAACATTACAAAGACTTTGATTCGTATCGTGTTATTTTGTCAAACAAAAACAATCGTGAGATTGAAGTTCCTGAAGAAATAATTGATGCGGTGACAAAAGGCATTGATGACTTCTTTCATAAGCATTTAAAAAAAGTCAAGATTCGCAAAATGGCTTATGATCAATGTGTCAAAGAAATCAATATTTATTTACCTGACTATAAACCACACAGAAACTACCAATCATTTAAAGCATTGCAATCAATTAATTTTAAAAAAAAGTAGTTAAATATTTTACATATTTATAAAAAAGTATTGTTTCATTTTTGCATTAGTGAATTTATTTGGATTTGAAATCAAACGAATCAATCCGGTATTGTCAGAAAAAAAGGGTTTTCTAAATGCTCATTTTGGCGGTATGGTTGGAAGAACACCAGTCACTGAACAATCTGCAATGGGATTGTCTGCGTATTGGGCTGGAGTAAGAAGAATTACCGAATCAGTGGCAATGTTGCCAGTTGAGGTTTTTCGCAAACAAAACGGAAGGCGTGAAATTGTTGCACATCCAACTGAATACTTATTAAATGCTGAAGCAAACTACGAATCAATTTCATTTGACTTCACACAAATATTAATTACATCGGCAATAAATCATGGTAATGGTTTGGCAATCATTGAACGTGATCAGTTCGGAACACCAACATCATTGGTCAATGTAACACGTGAACAATGTGAGCCAATCAAATATGATGATGAGATTTATTGGAAGGTTCAGGTTAAGGAAGCATACAATGAAACTGAATCATTGCTTGTCAAAGATGCTGACATGATAAATCTTCGAGGGTTTGGAGTTGATCCAGTTGTTGGACTTTCGGCAATAAAAGCACACAAACAAAATCTTGGTTTATCAATTGCAGCACAAGATTATGGTGCTGACTTTTATAACAAATCTGCAAGAATAGATGGATTCATTGAATATGCTGGTGTGTTAAAACCTGAAACAAAAGATGCAATTAGTCAACAATGGACTGCAAACTATGGACCAAATGGAACAAGAGGAACTGCAATTCTTGATGCTGGTTCAAAATATCATCGTATAGGTTTGCCTCCTGAAGATGCTCAATTTATAGAAACACGTAAATTCCAAAAGAATGAGATTGCAACAATACTTGGAATACCATCACACATGATCAATGAGATGGAAAATTCAACGTTTTCAAACATTGAACACCAATCAATTGAATTTGTGACTTATTCAATTGGAACGTGGATTGAAAAGATTGAGCAAGAATATAGACGAAAATTATTAAAAGATACGGAAAAAATTGACCATTATTTCAAACACAATGTTGATAGACTTCTTCGAACTGATGTTAAAACAAAAGGTGAATATTATCGATTGATGACTGATATTGGTGCATATAGCATTAACGATGTACTTGAATTAGAGGATAGAAATCCAATTGAAAATGGTGATGAACGTTATGTGCAAATCAATAGAATACCTATTGATGACATGAAAGAATATTATAAAAAGGAAAATAATAATGAATAAAATTGAAAGACTTGCAGAGGTTCGAAATATTAACGAAGTAGAACGAACTGCACAATTTGTAATATCAACCGAATCCATTGATAGACATGGAACATCATTCAAACTTGATGGATGGGACTTGTCAACTTATGACAGAAATCCAATTGTTGGATATAATCATGAAGTAAGTGGTTCAAATCCTGATACTATCATTGGAACATCTCGTGTGTTTAGGGATGGTGATGCGTTGATTGGTGAAGTAACATTTGAACGTGAAGGAAACAATCCTTTGGCTGACAAAGTATTTAATAAAATGCAAGATGGTATTTTAAAGATGGCAAGTGTTGGAGCAATACCGCATGAATATCGTTATGGCAAAGAAGATGATGAGGATCGAAACACAATTTATTTCACACGTCAAGAATTGGTGGAGTGGTCAATTGTGAGTGCTGGTTCAAATCGTGATGCGTTTAAACGAAGTGCGGACCAAGTTGATGAACTTAAAAAATCACTTGAGGTTGAAGAAGAAATTGTTGAACAAGAAATGGGACTTGAAACAAAATCAGCTTTGCGTAATTATAACAAAGTTAAAATTGTTACAAAGTACCTATAATCAAATAATTGATTTTTGTAGTATTAAAATTTAGAAAATGAGAAATAGTAAAGTAATAAGAGAAGAAATCGGTGAGGTAAAAGTTGCCCTTGATGCTCTTGAAAATTTAGTTTCTGATGAAAATAGAGATTTTTCTGAAGAAGAAAAAGTGTCATTTGACACAAACATGGAAAGATTAACTGAATTAGTTGATGAACTTCCAAAAGTAGAAAAAGAAGAAGAAATAAGAATGAAAGCAGCAAATTTAGGCGGAAGTCCAGTAGTGACTGAAAGCAAAGAAGAAAAAGAAATAGTAAGAGAATTTTCTTTTGGTAAAGCGGTAAGAGCAGCATATGGTGAAAAACTTGATGGTGTTGAATTAGAAATGGCTCAAGAAGGTCAAAAAGAAATGACTGCAATTGGTCGAAGTGCAAATGGTGTTGTTATACCATCAATGATTTTGAATCGTGCGGTTGTTACTGAAAACGGAACAAGTGGAGTTGAAACTCAAAGTTTTGTTGATGCAGTTTATGCAAACACAATTCTTGATGACCTTGGTGTTACTCGTGTAACTTCAACAACTGACCAACGTATTCCAATCTTGGGTGCAGTTACTACTCAATGGGAAGGTGAAACTGATGCAGCTGCTGATGGTGGTTCTGCAATGAGTAAAAAAGACCTTGCTCCAAAAAGACTTGCATCTTATGTTGATTACAGTAAACAAGCAAGTATGCAGCACAACGAATCACTTGAAACTGCATTGAGAAACTCAATCGCACAAGCGGTTGGTGCTAAAGTTGAATATGCTTTGTTTACTGATGATTCTGCAAATGGTTCTTATGATTATTTAGGTAACGGAAAAACTCCAGTTACAAATGCAAACATTACATCATTAATGATGGCACTTGTTGAGGAAGTACAATCTAATAACCACAATAGAGGTAATTTAGGATTTGCAATTTCAAATGATTTGTTTACTGAAGTTTATACGGCTGCACAAGTTAGTGGTGTTAATCCATTAATCATTAACGAAATGATTATGGGAGTAATGGCGAAGTTTTCAAACCAAATTGCTGACATAACTAATCCAGTTGCTTACTATGGTGACTTCTCAAAAGTTCAAATTTGCCAATTCGGTGGAGTTGAAATTTTGGTTGATCCATACACACAAGCGGTTAGCGGAACAAATAGATTAATCCTAAACTCATACTGGGATGCTGCACTTGTACAAGATGCTGCAATCAGCGTGGGTGGATACACTGGATAATTCATTTATAGTAATTAGTTAATATATTAAGAGGGTGGGTTTTGCCCATCCTCTTTTTTTTTAAAAAGCAAATGATAAGAAACAAAAAAATAACAAGCTACACACCAGAGGTCAATTGGGGTTTGACTTTGGTTGAGGCTAAAAGACATTTAAATATATTGGATTCATCGTTTGATGATTTAATAAACGATTACATAGCATCTGCACACTTGATGTTATGGAACGAAGCTGGTTTGCTTATCAAAGGCGGTGTGACTGGGTACATGATAGAATGGGATGATTTCAGAATTGATGTCAATCCTTTGGATACCTTTTCAATTTACTATTATGATTCTAACAACACAAGGACATTGTTGGATTCATCAAAATACATTGCAACAAATGGACTTTATTCATATGTAGAAATGAAGGACAATTTGCCAAACTTATATGATCGTGACTTTCCAATTGAGATTGAAATAACAACTTTGGCAAATACTGATGATATGATTAAACAAGCATTGCGAATGATAGTTTCGGATTTCTTTGAAAATAGACAA